CGAGAGACGAGAGACGAAAAAACGTCCATCGTCCATCGTCCATCATCCATCGTTTATTTACGGATGCCGGTCAGGACAAAATCGATTCTATCATCGAGCGCACCCTCAAAGAAGGCGGGATCTCTGAATTTAGAAAATCGCTCGAGGCAATCATCAATGAGGCGACCAGCCTCGAAGATCTTGAATCGAAAATCATCGAGCAATTTAAAAACGTGGACATCGACAAAATGAAAGAGATTTTATCAAGGGCGATTCTAATCGCCGATCTTACTGGGAGAATCAGCGTTTAGTTTTGAGCCATCTGATGTAGCCGCAGTGATCACGCTCCGTCTCAGACGGAGCGGCTACGAGGTTTTTATCAATGTTCGACACTGCTGAATTCATATTCGAGAACCTTCCCTTCGAGGAAGCGCTCAAATTCATCCGGTCTCGGATCCCGATGACCGAGGCGGAATTCTATCGTCTGGCTCAGGACGCAAAAATCAGGGCCTTCTCCGTCTCCGGCATGGCGCGGCTCGATGCCCTGAAAAACATCAAAGACTCCCTGGGTGACGCCATCGTAAAGGGTATGAGCCTGGCCGACTGGAAAAAAGATGCCGAGTTCATTCTCAAACGATGGGACATCGCGGGCGCGCGGGCAGAGACAATTTATCGCACGAATCTTCAGACCTCCTATCAGGTCGGACGATACGAGCAGATGACCGACCCCGATGTCATGGAGATGAGGCCTTATTGGATGTATGTGGCGGTGATGGATCAAGCGACCCGGCCCGAGCACGCGGCCATGCACGGGAAAGTTTTTCCGGCAGACGACCCGATCTGGGACGAATGGTATCCGCCCAACGGATTTAACTGCCGGTGCACCGTCCATACGCTCTCCGGGAGCGAGATGGAGCGAGAAGGTCTGAAACCCGGAAAAGGTTCTGAGATCCGCGTGAGGCCCGATGAAGGTTGGGACTTTAATCCCGGCAAAGCCGGACTCGTTAAACTGTCATCCTGAACTTGTTTCAGGATCTCGGACTGAATTATGCCGATAAAAATCGACATCAAAGTCACTAAGGACGAGATCAGGCCGATGCTGGTCGAGCTTCTTCGAAGGATGGGCGACCTCTCGCCCTTGATGAAAAACGTCGGCGAGATGGCCCTTACATCGATCAGAAAGAACTTCGAGGTCGGCGGCCGCCCCGGGAGTTGGCCGGGACTTAAACTCTCGACAATCAAAGGCCGTCTTGCTCAGGGTCATTGGCCGGGAAAGATCCTGATCAGGCACGGCGTCTCCGGAGGGCTTCTTGGATCGCTCAGCTACAAGCCACATTCGGATCGCGTCGTCCTCTCGGCCAACAAAGACTATGCCGCCATCCATCATTTCGGAGGCCAGGCGGGAAGGGGCCACAAAGCAAACATCCCCGCCCGGCCCTTTATGCTGATCCAGACCGAAGACTGGGCCGAGATCAAAAGTCTGGCAGAAGCCTATTTGCTGAAGACAGCATAGCGGTCTCCGACTTGTATGGGTCTACGACCCGGAGGGGGATAGTCTCCGGTCGCTTTAAATTAGGCCTTCTAACCCGTACTACACGGGCTTTAAGGCAGAAATAAGGGAAGTTAATGGTCCAGTGCCTATCCTGCGGAAAAGACATTGTAGAACCCCGAAAAGAGAAGGGGGTAGAGATTCAGAAATTTTGTAATGATAGATGCCGTTGGAACTATCACAACATGAAGAAATTTGAATGTTTTCAGCGGGAGATGGCAGGACTCCTTAAAAAATATGGCTACTTAAAATGAAAAGGAAATTCTCAAAAGAGAGAGAAAGAGCTGTTAATGTTCAACAACTTACCCGCCTCTATGGCAAAAGGTGTTGGTATTGCGGCCAAGAAATCGATTGGGACGGCGTGAATGAGTCTATTCCAGCAGAAAAAATCGATCCTGTTACGAGAAAGCGGGTCGGCAGGAAGGAGTATGATGGTACAAGAATGGAAATTGATCATATTATCCCCAAATCTAAGGGGGGAGATGATTCGTTTGAAAATATGGCCTTGGCATGTGGCACCTGCAATAAAGGCAAATGGGATCAAGGAATTCTTGAATTTTTAAAATGGCTTGCCCATATCCGATCAGGAAGGTTCAATTGTTTCGTCTTGAATAGGTTGCCAAAAGAGATCGTGGATAAATTAGATGGGACAGAGTGGGATCGTTTGAGGAAGGAATTTTTTATATAAACTGATCACCGATAACTGATAACTGATAACGGGAAGTAAAAATGGATCTGAAGGAGGATTTCGATGCCATACCAGAAAAAAGATGACCTTCCGGATGCAGTGAAGGCCCTTCCGGCCCACGGCCAGGAGATCTGGATGGCCGCCTTCAATTCGGCCTTCGAACAATATAAGGATGAAGGGAAGGCCGCAGCCACGGCCTGGGCCGCCGTTAAAAACAAATACAAAAAGGAAGGAGATAAATGGGTGCCGAACTCCGAACTATTTTCAGAATTCCCTGAATGGATTGAGGTTTTTAGGGCAGGCAGGTGGACGAGCGCCGAGGGCCATACCGACGACTGGACTCTCGACGACCTAAAGGAGATCGCCGAATCCTACGATCCAAAAACCTATGAAGCCCCCATCGTCATCGGCCATCCTGGGGCAGACTCCCCGGCCTATGGGTGGGTCGAATCCCTAATGGTCGATGGAGAGAAGCTCCTGGCCAAGCCCGGGAAGCTCGTCAATGAATTCAAGGACTGGGTCAAGCGGGGCCTCTATAAAAAGATATCGATAAGCCTCTTCCCAGACATGACCCTTCGTCATATTGGATTTCTCGGGGGGGCCGCCCCGGCCGTCAAAGGGCTTGCTCCCATATCCTTTAATAAGAAAAAACCGGGCTGGGTCTTCGAGACCGACATTCCTGGCGACAGCGCTGCGGCCGCAACAGGCGACGCCGCGGTTGATAATACATCTAAAAAAGGAGGTAACATTATGTACGAATGGTTGACAAAGATGAAAGAAGCCATCGGTCTGGCGGAAAAACAACTTGCGCCAGATCCGAGCGTCAAATTCACCGAGGCTGATGTTTCGGCCAGAGTAAAAGAGACGGAAGAAAAACTCCGCAAAGAGACGGAGGCAACCTTTGCCGAGGCCCAGAAGAAAATCGAAGCCGAGAAAAAAGAGAAAGAGACGGCCCAGGCCAAACTGAAAGAGATTGAAGACAAGGCCCGGAAAGAATCGATCGCCTCGTTCTGCGAGACCCTCTGCAAAGAAGGAAAGCTCACGCCGGCGCTTCGAAAGATCATCGAGCCGGTGATGATCGCCGTCTCCGAGATCCCTGAGCTGATTGAATTCTCGGAAGGCGTGAAAAAATCCCGCCTCGACGGCATCAAAGATTTCCTCACCGAGATCCCGAAGGTCGTGATCTTCAAGGAAGTCGCCGGCAGCGACGGCCCGGGATCAGGCGGAACAGCGGCCGAGAAGCTTTCGGCCCTGACGAAGAAAAAGATGAATGAGAAAAAGGATCTCTCCTACGGCTCGGCATTCGCCGAAGTCCAGAAAGAGAATCCCGAACTGGCAAAGGAGTTGTTAGCAGAAATCAGACCCTTAAAAACCTGATAGGGAGATAAGGAGATAGGGAGCCTGCTGCAGGCCCCATCACCCCATCAAATTTAAAGACAGGAGGAAAAAGTTATGGCTATCGAAAGACTTGGAATTTTGATCTCTCATCCGGCTTTTGCGGATCTGAGAACTCATCAGTTTAAGGTCGTGGTTATGAAGAACGATGGAACGGTCGGGCTTCCATTGACCGCGATCACGGCGATCCCTTACGGGATCCTCCAGAATGCCCCCAACATTGGTGAAGCGGCGGTTGTCGCCCCCATCGGGTGCGGTGGCATCTCGAAGGCTCATGCGAATGCAGCTCTCGCTACCGGAGTGATCGTGGGCCTGGAATGGGTCGATGACGTCGGCGATTCCGGGAAAGTGAAGGCAGTGGCGGCAACTCAATATCCGGTGGGACTGGTTGTTTTTCCATCGGATGCAGAGGACGATCTTTGCTCGGTTCTTCTCCAGTCCATGAGCGTGGTGTAGAACTGACCAACAAATCTTTTTAAAAAGGAGGAAACGAAGATGGTTCAAGCCAGAGAGAAAATAGGAGTGCCTCCGGTGCTCCAGGATGTGAGTGTTCGCTATAAAAATCCGGATTATGTGGCAGATCGGATTTTTCCAATAATTAACAATTGCCCTCCCGAGGCCAAGATCCTGCGATATCTCAAAGGCGCATGGTTTCGCGACGAGGCCGGCATCATGGGGCCTGGATCGGAGGCTCCAAGGGGCAGTTTTCCGATCGACTTCATCGACGTGATCCCCGTAAAATATGGTTTTGCAAAAGAAGTCTACGAGGACGATCGCGAAACCGCAGCAGCCCAGGGCGCGCCGCCTCTTGAGCCCGATACGGATGCCATCGAGTTCGCGACGGATCGGGTATTAATGAAAAGAGAGGTCATTGCCGCGACTGTCGTCAAAGCCACAATCTGGTCGGGTGTGGCAGCAACCGGCGAAGATGCACAAGGCCTTTGGGCGCCAGCGGGTGCCACAAACACATTCATCCTCGATGTAGAGACGAGGAAAGAAACGATCAGGTCCGCTACCGGCTTTAAGCCAAACGTCCTGCTGATGGATGCGATAACCTGGAGCAAGGTCAAGCAGGTGGAGGCGGTCCTCGATCGGATCAAATATGGCGGAGGTGAGGCAGATCCTGCCAAAGTGACCACAAAGATGATTGCCGCCCTTTTCGAGCTGGATGAAGTTCTTGTGGCCGGGGCGATTAAAAGCACCGCAAAAGAGACGAAAGCCGGGACGGATTTCACATCTGCCCCGATCTGGACCGTCAACACGACCAAGGGCATGGCGTTTCTTTCTTATCGACCAGCTCGGCCAGGGCTAAAAATCCCGTCACCTGGCTACATCGCCCGGTCTGGCCTCTATCCGGAAGGGATACGAGTTAGAACCTGGAGAGAGGAGAGCAAAAACCAGGATCTTTATGAAGCCGCAGAAAAGGCCCATATCCTGGCGGCGTGCCTCGATCTTGGTTTTATGTGGAGTGACACCAACGCAGATTAACAAACAAAACTTCGGACTATAGACCTCAGACCCTGCGGCAGGAGTCTGAAGTCTATGGTCTGCGGTCTGACGTCTATTTCAAAAGGAGGAAAAATCCATGAAAAAATTCATGTCGTTTCTGAGTATCTTGCTCATTTTGTGTCTGGCGAGTAGCGTCTTCGGAGCCTCGATCACCGGCCGGGGAAGCAGGACAATTCCACAGGCAGTCCCCGATACCAATGAAATATCGGTGCGGACGAGCCGCTATGGTGAGATATATGAAATCCCTCTCCACGGAAAGAAACATTACCTTGCCGATGAGGGATCCTATTTCGTTGTGACCTCTGTGGCGGGAACTCCTGTTGTGATGAGCGCCAGCATCTCCTCTTTTGCCGAGTCGGCAGGCGCTGTAGGAGTCACTCTCTTTCTCAAAAATACTGAATCCAAAGGAGGAAAGAGAGTATTTTTAGATTACATCAAATTGCTTACCAGCGTGATCCCAACGGGGGCCACCAGCTGGCAGTATGCCCTGGTGATCGATGATAACCCGATCCGCTGGACTTCAGGCGGCACAGCGTTTACCCCGGTTTCTCCGAATGGCGACAGCAACATACCGTCAATTACTCAGGTGTATTTCGGCGCAATCACCACAGCCGTACCCACGAACAGACGGACCGTCGGCAGGGGAACTTTGCGGGGAGTAGTTCCAACCGTTTTTGATGTGCTTACGATTCTCAGCGGCGGGGCCGAAGGTGGCGGGAGTATGGCATCAGCCGCAGCCTCAGGCAGACAAGTCGATGTGACTGCCCCGATCATCATCGGGCCGCAGCAAAATTTATGTCTGACGATGTGGGGCGCTTCATACACAACCGCCGCACAATGGGAATTCGAAGTAGGCATTTGGGAACGTTAAAAAAACGATAGACCTGCCTGCGCGAAGCGCTTCGGCGAAGGCAGGCGAAAGGACGAAGGATGAAGGACGAAAAATCGTCCCTCATCTCTCGTCTATCGTCTTTCGTAAATAGCGGAGTAAACAATGCCATACTGTCTTTTAGCCGATCTCAAAAACCAGATCCCGGAAGAAAAGATCATCGATCTGACCGACGATGAGGGTGCGGGGATCATCAATGAGGCTCGTGTTACCGAGGCCATCGCCAAGGCCGACGCCCTGATCGATTCATACTGCGGCCAGGTGGCAACCGTGCCTTTTGTAACAGTCCCGGCTGTGATCAAACAGCACTCGATCACGCTGGCGATCTACTATCTCTATACCCGGCGGGCTGTGGCGCCCGAGCTCATCAAGGACAATTACAAAGATGCAATCAAACACCTCGGCGACATCTCCACCGGCAAAGCCGCCCTTCCTCCGACGACAGAAGCGGACTATGAAGACAATATCGAGACAAGCCGGACCGAGGAGGATAGGATTTTTAACATGGGCAAAAAGTCAGACGGCAGTTCTGGCTCTCTGGACAATTACTAAGGTTCGTGTGATTCGTTCCCCTGCGCCTGCCGCAGGGGCGCAGGATTCGTGGAGGCGTTATGGCACAGCTTGCAACCAGAGTAAGACTTGGAAGTCTTCCAACATACCCAATGCCATTCCCAGGAGAACGTCTGCTCAACGGGACATTCACCGGAGCGGCAACCTATTGGACGCTGGGGACAGGATGGGCTTACGGAAGCAATAAAGCGCAGAAAAATGCAGATGGAACCGGAACACTGAGCCAGATTCCGTCCCCGCCTATTATTCCAGGCAAAACTTATAAGTTGGTTTTTGATGTCTTAGATTGGACTGTGGGTGATGTTGTTCCATCTTTAGGTGGGGTAACTGGAACAACCAGAAGTGCTAACGGGACATATACACAAAACTTCCTTGCCACAAACTATAATGGCGTAAGTTTTGCTCCCACCGATACATCTCGTTTTAGCATTGACAACGCTTCCGTTACCGAAGTTACCGCTCTTTACGACAAGGCCAAACTCGGCCTCGGCAACACGATGGTTCAAAAAAACGATGCCGGCAACGAAGGCAAATGGGCTGGGCCTGCACCCGTTGGCTTACTCAGACCGATGGAAGCCGCTATTGGCATTCCTTGTTCTTATCCCTTTGCTATCCGATGGTCTGACAATATCGACTGGATATTCCTCGCAGACATCCTCGCTGCAGCCACAACGAGAAGAATCGTTGCAGCCTCCTATAACAGAACCACCGGGGTGATAGACTATAAGGGTTATATCACGGGGCCAGCGGCGGCCGCTGCAAGAACCATCCGTGCGATGAGGATGAGATATGAGAAATATACCACAGGGACAGCTTCAGCCAGCGGCACGGCTGTCACCGGAACGGGGACGGCCTGGTCAGCTTCAAGGTTGTGCGTTGGGTCAAGAATAGGATTTGGCTCAATCGTTCCCTCTGAGATAACCACATGGTATCAAATTTCAGCGATCGGCAGCGATACCGGCATCACCCTCACGGCAAGCGCCGGCACGATTGCCGATGGCCCTTATGTTATCGAAGAACTCTGGGTATTGACGGCAGAGACAAATGCAACGACCACCCTTGGCGGTCTTTATGCCTGGAAGGGTTTGAGATGGGAGGATTTCGCTACCGGCGGCACAGCGATTCCGGCCGCAACGACTGTTGATAATATCAAGGCCGTTTATCATCTCAGAGACAACGCAACGCAGACCAATACAGTCGCCTTCGGGATGGGAATAGAGCCAGCCGACTCCTGGACGCAGCATTTCGTCTGGATTGCCGATACACTGACCACGGCCAAACTTTACAAATACAACATCAAGGCAGCTCTCACAGTGTCGGGTGGAACATCTGAAAATGCCTACGTTCTGACATCTGGCGCTTCTGCAGCTGTTTCAGGCACAACCTCGCAGGCAAACAACGGAAGGATCGTTAATCCTAATCACGGGCCCGGGGCAGGGATAAAATGTTTCTACTTCACAACCACGACAAGGGTGTATCGGAGCAAAGATGTTACGACCATCACCAACGCCGATGCCGCCTGGCTCTCCGGTGGGGATTACATGGCAGAAGTGCCTCCCGGTAGCGCAAACACCTTTCTTGCCACCTCTCTTCAAAACTGCATTGAATTTGCCTCTAACATTGATAGGTTTATCATTCTTAATACTGCCGCCGCCAGCCAGAGGTCTTATGTTACGAACTATCGGACGGATGCAGGTCAGTATGAAAGGATCTTCCTGTCTGATACGAAGCAAATCAATCAGGCGGCAGCGGATGGTGACACGACTCCTCATCCGGCGATTATTATAACTGCTTTTAGTGGGTGGGCTGAGGATGGGATTTTATACCTTGCCAGCGTCGGATTACTTATTACATCGAATTTCCTTTACGCCATCCCCATAGGCGCTGATTGGGAATATGCGGCAGCTTCGAATGGCAGGCTCATCCTTCCCTCGATGTCAACCCCAAACTGCACCAAATTCGTCCAGGGTTATCTTAATGAGGTAAATATCCTGGGTGGAAAAACGGGTATGAATCTCGGTATGCCGCTCGAAGCCTATCGAATGTATTTCAGAACGACAGGCATTACCGATAACTCCGGCTCATGGACGCTCCTCGATTCCCTGCAAGACCTGTCAAGCCTGTCGGGTGCAGATGAGATTCAGTTTATGATCGAATTCAGAATCATAGGTCCGACCTGCATCCCTGCGAGAATTCTCTCTATTGGGGTTCTCTATGAGGACAACTCTACTCTCTCCAACTACCAGCCCTGTGCAGACCTTTCAGACAAAACGAATAAGAGATTCGCCTGGAGATTTGCAACTGCCTTTGGCGGGACAGTTCCAACATTGAGAGTGAGACTCTATAACGCCGTTACCGACGGCTTGCTTGTGGATGACAACACCGCCTCTCCAACAGGGACATTTGAGAAATCAACCAACGGAGGCGGGGCATGGAGCGCCTATGACACATCCGATAAGGCAAACGATACGACCTTCATCCGATACACTCCAGCATCTTTAGGAGACAGCATTCAGGTCAGGGCATTGTTGACATTAAATTAGCCGGAGCGGGACATGGCTCTTGACAACATAGTTTTCCAAGATGGGGATATTCAGAATTTCATGTTGACGACTGCCCAGACCATGACCGGAGCGGTTGGGAACATCGTAACGGAGAGCAATTCCAATGCGGGAATGATGGAGATAAATATTCCTAAAAAAGCCGGCTATCCAAGGGGACGGATCGTAAATGCGTAAAATCAAACAATCCACAGCCAAAAACATCATGGTCTTCATGACCGATTTGACTGACCACGTCTCAGGGAAGGCGGGCCTGACCCTTACAATCACGGCCTCAAAAAACGGGGCAGCGTTCGGTTCGATAACTCCATCCGTAACTGAGAGAGGAAATGGATGGTATAACCTGGCCCTAACAGCCGCCCACACAGACACGCTGGGAGATTTGGCGATCCATATCACATCTACTGGGGCAGACCCGACCGATCTCGTTCTGGAGGTTGTGGCCTATGATCCGAATGATGCGGCGGGTTTGGGATTGTCGAGGATGGATGCGGCGATCGCATCCCGCGCAGCGCCCGGAGCGGAGATGGCATTGATTGATGGGGCGATTACAGCGACAAAGGCCCCGAATCTCGACGCAGCCATCTCATCCCGCGCAACCCCGGGGGCGGAGATGGCATTGATCGATGGGGCGATTACAGCGACAAAAGCTCCCAATCTCGATGCCGCTATCTCAACGAGAGCTCTGGAATCGGGAGGAAATGTCGCCACGATCATGGGGAAAACAAACAACCTTCCTCCGGATCCCGCAGATGCAAGCGACATTGGTGTAGCCTTTGCCGCAGTCCCCGGGGCGGTCTGGGGATATGGTGGCGGTCGAACTCTCAGTTCCTTTGGGACATTAATTGCCGATATTTTTGGATATGTCGTCGAAGGATCAATGACGTTCCTTCAATCGATCCGAATCAGGCTTGCATCTCTGGCCTTGAAATCTTCCGGTGGGGGAACAACGTCAATCAAATTCCGGGACCTCGCAGACTCAAAAGATCGCATCACGGCAACGGTCGATGACAGCGGCAACCGGACAGCGGTAACAATTGATGGATCATAATGGCGCAAATTAAAGACGGCTTCTTTAATCATAAATATTGGCCGAACAATTTCTGGGCCTCGAATTATTGGCCAGGAAAGATAGCGGGCTTTATCCTCACAACTTTTGCCGAGACATTCAAGGCGATTGCGGCCGCGCTCGGATTCCGAGCAGAGCCTCAGATAACAAGTTTTAGGGCAAAAGGTGAGAATTTAATTTTTAAGGCAATGAAATGAGCGTGGCCGGCTTCGACAGATCCTTTGGAAAGCAGCCAAGCGAGCAGCTCACCATCCGGGCGGAATTCGCCGATGTCTATGCCAACCTCGTCGTGAGTGGATATACATTCAGCGCGGTGGAAGTGAAGGTCTTTGATACGATCGGGACGGACGTGACCACGAGCATGGTTGAGGGAACGCCCACGATCGATGCGGTCAATTACTATGTGTTTGTGACTTTCAAGGCCGGAGAAAACGGCAAAGATTATTATGCCCGTTTTAAAACGACCTGGACCAAGGCCACTCAGCCGGATCAAAAACCCGAAAAAGACCTTCTCGTCCATGTGAGGCAGGTGGGGAGTTAATGAGCCATACGATAACACAAATTGAAGACGCCATAATCAACACTCTGAAAGCCTCCGAGATGGGATCTTACTGCAAGAAGATCGACTCCTACCAGGTCGAGAGCGGCGATCTCGAAGAGCAGATCCGGATCTTCGCCATGCAGCTTCCCTGCGTCCTCGTGGTCTATTCGGAGGGGTCTTTTGAGCAACAAATGTCCGGTATTCAGGATAAAGAGATGACCTTCTCTATTCTGGTCTGTTCGGAATCACTTCGGGGAGGCGGAAAGGCAAGAAGAGCTTTGATCGGGACTTATCAAATGCTTGAAGATCTGAGATCCACATTAACAAATAATAAATGCGGCCTCGATATCTGGCCTCTGCTTCCAGAGAATGAGGCCGCCGAAATCAATACGGATATCTTTTCGGCCTATTCGATGCGTTTCAAAACAAAATGCCGATTCATTCTGTAGAGGGAGGCTTTATGGATGAGCACACTCAAATCCCGACCATCAAAAAAGCCGTGACTTATATCGTCGATAAGGACGGCAACGAAGTCGAACAGAATCCAGAAGTCGGAATCCAGGAGACAGAATCCCGCCTTCCGCGGGATGACTCCTGATTCCTGAATTCCAAAGGAGGTTAATATGGCGATGAGACAATTTGCGACCCAGATCGCAGCAAAACAAGAGGCGACAGAAGGAACGAAAGAGGCCCTTGCCAATACCGATGCCTTTCTCCATAAGGGTTTGACCTTCACGCCGGAGATTGAACAATATCAAAGGGATCTATTGAGAGGAACCCTCTCCCGCGACCCGAGCGTCTCGGGCAAACGCTCAGCAAAGATCGCCTTCGATTGCGAGCTCGTTGGATCCGGCACTGCCGGCACGGCCCCCTATTGGGGGAAACTGATGAAGGCATGCGGATATTCGGAGACGATTTCCGGCGGCGTATCAGTCACCTATAAGCCTGCAACCGATGCGATTCCCTCGATGACATTGGCGGGATACATGGATGGTGTGATCAAACGACTCTGGGGCGCCAGAGGAAATGTCAAGCTTTCCATCGAAGCCGGAAAGCCGGGGATCCTCCATTTTGAATTCGAAGGAGCTGACTTCGAGATGGTGGACGGAGCGCTTCTCGCATCGGTTTCATATTCAACAGTGCTGCCTCCGGCCTTTCTGAGCGCAGCGCTTTTGATTGATTCTTATGCGGCCATTGTATCGAAAGTGGAGATCGATACAGCTAATGTGCTCGTAAAAAGGGAAAGCCTTAACGCTTCTTCAGGCCATTTGAGCACGCTCATCATCGGAAGAAACCCAAAGGGCTCTCTCGATCCGGAGCTTGTCACCGTGGCGATCCTTGATTTTTACGGGAAATGGAAAACCCCCGGGACCCTGGGGTCCCTTTCGCTCTCGGCCAGCGGCGGAGCGGGAAACATCGCAACAATTACCTGCCCGAAAGTCCGTTATGCAGACATCAAGGATGGGGATCGCGGAGGTCTGAGGACATTGGGAATCGATTTTCAGCCGTGTTTAAATGCCGGCGATGATGAGATCTCGATTGTATTAACATAACTTGAAGGTGGAAAGTGGAGACCTGCTGCAGGGAAAGTGGCCCCTGCGCCTGCCGCAGGGGCGCAGGTTCTACATTCCACCTTCCACGTTCCACCCACCAAAATAAACGCTGGGGCGTTGCCCTCTCTCCCCCGGGCGTTCTTCAACACGAATGACGCGAATGAAAACACGAATGACACGAATCCTGCGCCTGCCGCAGGGGCATTCGTGCTATTTGCATCTATATTCGTGAAATTTTCTTCAGGAGGCCAAACATGTTGCGAGAAAAGGTTATCGAGTATCTTAAAAAAGACCGGCGCCGATCTATTGAGATCCCAGAGTTCGATGAAATGATCTATTTTACGCCGGTTACGGTCCTCGAAATGGAGAAAATCATGACCCTCTCCGGATCCGGCGCAAGTTCAAAAGACTTTCATATCTGGTCTATCATCGAAAAAGCCGAGGATGCCGAAGGCAAGAAAGTCTTCACGATCGAGGACAAACCCTATCTCGAAAAGATGGACTGGGCGATCATTTCGAGAATCTCGAACGAGATCCAGCGGGTCATTCCTTTTTCGGAGTTAAAAAAAAAATAGAGGATGATCCGTTCCGGAGAAACCTCTTCGCCCTGGCCGACCGGAAAAAATGCTTTGTGAAGGATCTCTACGATCTAACAATGGAAGAACTAAACGAATGGATCGCCTTCTATGAAATTCAAAACGATGAGATTAATAAAAAATAAAGTAGCCGCAGGCTTTAGCCTGCGCTGGGGGCGCGATGGCCGGAATCACACTTACAATCGAAGTTGACGACAAAGGCACCGTCAAAGTCAAACAATTTGCCGACGAATCCAGGAAGGCGTTTGACCAGATGCAGGCTGGCCCCAAAGCAGCCCAGGGGCCGCTGGACAGTCTCAAAGAAAGCTGGATCGGCCTCACCGCCAAGATTGCCATTGCTGCCGCTGCCTTCTATGCCGCCAAGCGCATGATTTATGACACCGCTAAGCAGATTGCCTCCGCGACCAATGATATAGAGCGGCAGGCAAATGTGCTGGGAATCGGCACAGATCAGCTTCAGAAATGGCAATATGCCGCCAAAATGTCAGATGTCAACGCCCAGGAATTCGCCATCGGCATCAAAATGCTTTCCAGAAATATGGAAGATGCATCAACGGGGGCAGGGGATACTGCTCGATATTTCTCTGCGATGGGCATCTCCGTAAAAGATACATCCGGCCATCTTCGTCCCCTCAATGATGTCATGGGCGACATCATGGACAAATTCGCTTCCTGGGAAGATGGCCCAAGAAAGATCGCCATTGCCATGCAACTCTTTGGCAGAAGCGGCGAGACATTGATTCCTTTGCTCAATAAGGGAAAAACAGGATTTAATGAGTTCGCAGAGGAAGCCCGAAAATTAGGAATAATTCTTGGCCCTGAATTGATTCGCAAGGGCAGCGAAGCCGGAGATATCTTTAAGAAAATGGAAGCCCAGATTACAGCCACAAAATTATCACTTGCTCCCGCAGCCTTACAATTCGCTAATTTTTTTGCTGATATCGTAAAAGATGCCAAAAGGGCGGCTGAAACCATTGGAGATATTGCCGGGGCGATATTCAGCGCATCTAAGAAGGCTATGGAGGCTCAGGAAGAATGGAGGAGGAAAAGGGGATATCCGGAAAGTAATTTAGGTATTCAACTCGGGATAAAAACTCCATCAGGCATATCAACTCCAGGTGAAGAAGCTGAAAGATATAGGGGGAAAATACCAACCATAATAGGAAAAACCCCGCCGCCGGCAATTGGCGAAAAGCCAAAAGAAGCCAAAGAAGAAGACCCCCTCTCCGCCTGGAACGCCCTCATCCAGAAGGCCAATGAATGGGGCGAGGTCGTCATGGGCCGCCAGGAGCTCGCCGAGTTGGGCTGGGTCAAACAGGAAGATATCGTTTCACAGGTGACGGCGGAGCTGGCGAGACTTGAACGAGAATCCAATGAATGGGGCGAAATCACGGTTGCCCGCCAGGAACTTGTTGAAGCAGGCTGGGCCGCGGTTGCCAAAGCCGAGGAGAATGCCATCCGGGAAGGCATTGAAAATGCCCGTCTTCTTCATCAAGCATGGCTTGAGGAATATACCAAGGTCAGCGAATGGGAGACCATCTGGGAAAGTGTTGGTCAAAACATCTCCTCGGCCTGGGCATCGAACATGACCAACATCATCCGGGGCACAGGAAGCATGGCCGAAAAGGTCAAAAGCTTTTTCCAGAGCATCGGGGATGTATTTCTCTCCACGGTCAGCAAGATGATCGCGCAGTGGCTTATTTTTGGGTCCATCACAGGTAAAAAAGAAGAAGGCGGAAGCTGGCTTACCGGCAGTCTCTGGAGCGGCCTTCTGGGGTCCATCTTAAAATTTAAAGAAGGAGGCCTTATCTCCGGATTCAAGCCGATTTCCGCTTTTCAGCACGGAGGTCTCATCGACCGTCCCACGCTCGGCCTGATCGGCGAGGGCGGTCCCGAAGCCGTCGTGCCACTCAAGAGCGGGAAAATTCCCATAGAAGGCGGCAAAGGAGACACCTATCTTGTTCAAAACTATGTCCAGGTGACGGACCCTAACTCTTTTGTAAAAATTTACGGGGGGATAGTTAAAAAACTTTCCGAACAATCCCTCGATGAAGCAAAAAGGTTTAATAAGATGAGCACGAGGACATAAGATGAGCCTGAAATTTATCACCGATCCCGTCCCGGAATTCAGTTACGAAGAAGAATTAGGCTATAAAACTCTGATCTCGCAATTTGAAAACAACGCAGAACAGAGGCGAAATAAATGGAGCCAGGGGAGAAAAATATTCACCCTAAAATATAACATCAAGGCCAGGGAAGAGATTGACAGGCCCTGGAATTTTTATCAGCTCTGCAGGGGATCATACAAGGAATTTAATTTTCAAAAACCCTTCTTCTTGTTGCCCTATGACCAGGTCACAGCCTGGTTGCCTTTGCATGAAGGAGAGGGAACAAAAGCTGATGACTGGAACGGGTTCATCTATCCCGCTTTTTCCTGCCGATTTTTAGAGGACCGTCTTTCTTATGAGGAATTTTCAGTGATGATCCAGAGGACCGGAATAAGGCTTATTCAAGTCTCTCCCATTATCTATACGAACAACTATGGAACGATCACCGGGGCTGCCTGGGCCGAATGTCCTGACGGATCGGCTTGCGTGGATTTTGACGGATCGGATGATCAGATTTCAATAGGCAACGTTGCGG